ATTCCGCTGCTCAAGGAATACGACGCAGTCGTCACCATTGTTAGCCAGTTGGACGTCCACATTTTTGTGGAGGGCATAAGCCTTGATCATCATGCACATAAGCACACAATTGCCAAGGGATGTGTTCATATCCCCACTCATTCGGGTACCCTCGATCGTGTAGGATAAGGTACCATCGGGAGTACGTCCCGCACATCGGTTGGATTCCTGACAACGCAGTATATTCCTCAATTTCCGCCTGTGCTTACCACTATAAAAACAATCTTCGTAGATAGAGTGTTCAAACTGTAGCGCTTCTAAGGAGACATGTTGATCAAAACGCGAAGCGTCTAACCCGATGGCAACGGGCTTATTAAACATGTCCCATTTCTCCTTAAGAACGGCAGCTGTCTTATCAGTATCCATCCCCTTCATGACAGTGGGGTGGCCAAACAGCTTGCCTAGCGCCTTGAATATTTTCTCCTCGATAGGTTTGAGATAGCGCCCGAGCGCTATATTGAACTTGGGATCACGAGGTGAAATCACTCGCGGAACTGGGTCCGCCTTTGTGGTACGGTCGGTCTTCTCGTACTTGACAAACACTGACACTGAGCTGTCTCTCTCTAAATCCAACCCATCCAAGTTGATATTTTCGAGAGCCTGCTGGTAACATTTCCTCTTGCGGCTAGGCGTCCCATCAACAAATTGCTGATGAGAGATCGGAGCGGTCGAGGGAAGAAATGGTTTCAGCAGTCTGCGCGTTTCTTCCATACGCGCAGCAAACACCCCAGGCAGTGGTTTTGGAGGTCCGGTAAATTTCTCAGGGGAGGTCTTGTCAAGATTCTTGACAAAAAACACCCTTTCCTTGACGGCACGCTCCAAAGTGTCAATGTCGTTGTTAAACGGCACAATAGCGATGTTCGGAGAAACACCGCTCACACGCATACACTGACGATCTTTCGTAACACCCAACAGACGAGTCACACGCAATCGGTCATGATCAGGTGCCTGACTCAATAGGCAACCTTGACCGGTGATGACTGTTGGGCACCCCTATTTAGCAGGGCCCACCAAGTGGGCAATTCTGCTAAAGAGGCTCTCTCCGCCAATGCGGTTGGTGACAGCATTGTTCCCATGGAATACGAATTTATAATTGTTCCACGCCATTGTGGGAACGAAAGAAAGGAACGTCGCACGATCCAAAGCTAAAGCCTTATCACAATTACGCAGATCCTTATGCTCCTCCTCTATAACCTTGTTGAGCCACTTACGTGTGACGAGCACGTTGGCTTCAGATAGAGGGCGGGCACCAAACTTCACATACGCCTGCTTGGCCAAAGCCATAGCAAAGGTAGTGCGTTTGCCTTTCACGATACGGGATGTTTTCTTAGTGTTAGATATGACCGTTTCGCTCACGCCACTAGTTTCGTTCACTTTCGTGAACGTCACAGTGCTGTGAACAATCAAATCTTTCGGTTGATCATCACACGCATCGAATGCGGCCAACAACCCTCGCGCAGCAATGCGCTCGGGTGTGTTGCCTATGGCAAGATTAAAACCAAACTTGATCCATTTACAGCCCCATTTGGTAAGAGCAATAATCTGTTCCGGGTCGGTAGCCATGTCGCTATACTTAGCCAACGAGTTAATC